TAAAGCTCCGTTGAGTCAGATAAAGGTATTACCATTTAAAGAGAAAAAAGACTGGACTTTATCTGCTAAATATAATATAGGTAAAAAGGTTGACGATAAAAAGAAAACCGAAGAGAAAAAACCTGAAGAAAGTCCAGTAACAGATGGCGAATAAATGCAGATACCAAAGTTCAAAGATTACATAACAGAAGCTAAAATTTCTGGACCGTACAGATTAATCATTATTTCAGATGAACCTGAAGATGATTTAAATTTCCATACAGCAAAAAACTTATTGAAACAAGCATTAAAGCTTGGTCATAAGGCATATATCTATAGAAATACTGGTGGGTATGTATCTACCGAAGAAGATGGTGAGTTATATTTCCATAACCAGGACGATAAAAAAGGTTTTAGAGTATCAGCAAGAGATACGATTGCTATTGTTAGAGGTTCAGTTGTACGTAGAGATAGTTGGTTAGACTTAATATCAAGATTAGAAAAGCACGTAGTGTGTGTAGTCAATAGCAGACAATGTATTAATGTATGTGCTGATAAGTATAGAACTTCATTAAGACTTGCTGACTATGGTATCAAACAACCTGTATCAGTATTAGTTACTGATCCAGAAAATTCAATGGAAGCATTTGAACAATTAGAAGATAAGTTTCCAGTTATTTTAAAAACATTAAGAGGTTCAAAAGGTGTAGGTGTTTTATTCATTGAGTCAGAAAAATCATTAGATTCAATTGTACAATTACTCAATAAACAAGATGAAGATTCTGATATACTATTACAACAATATATTAAAACAGATTGGGATGCTAGAGTTTTAGTATTGCAAGGTAAAGTTTTAGCGACAATGCGAAGAGATGTTGTGCCAGGAGATTTTAGAAGTAACGTATCAAGAGGTGCCGAGGTAAGAGCATTAGAACTAACAGAATTAGAAACAGAAGAAAGTTTAAAAGCTGCTAAGGCAGTAGATGGTCAATGGGTTGCAGTAGATTTTATCCCATCAAAAAATAGAAAGAAAGACCCACCATTTGTTATTGAGGTTAATTCATCTCCAGGCACAGAAGGTATTGAAGAGGCAACAGGAAGAAATTTAAGTAAAGAAATAGTACAACATTTTGAAAATAGAGATACTTGGAAGAAAGTACCTAGTGAGTGTGGATATAAAGAAGTTGTCCACATACATCCATTTGGACGTATAGTGGGCAAATTTGATACAGGTAATTCAGGTACGTCTGTTATACACGCTGATAAATTAAAAACAAGCGGTGGTAAAATCACTTGGTCATTAGAAGGTAAAACACTTACAAATGATATAGTGCGTAAGCAAAAAATTAGTGTAGGTGGTTTAAGAGATTATGAAGAAGAAAGATATGTCATTAAACTTGATGTAGATTTTGCAGGTGGAGAATATAAAGATGTAGAATTTACACTTGATGATAGAGATGAAAAATCAAAAATATTATTTGATAGGGAAACTATGAATAGATTTAATGTTATGGTTAACCCTAATAGAAAATATGTAATAACAACAAAGTATAGTTTAGATGACAAGAAAGGAGAAAAATAAGATAAGATGAGTATAAAAGGAAAAGTGAAATGGTTTAACCCAACAAAAGGTTACGGTTTCATAGCAAGAGAAGACAATGAAAAAGATGTTTTCGTACACTCTTCAGCACTACAAGCAGCAAACTTGGAGTTAAATGAAGGTGACGAATTAACGTTTGAAATTACTGAAACACAAAAAGGTAATTCAGCAGTCAACTTACAAAAAAACTAAAAAAGAAAGAGAGGCGCTACATAATGTCAGATAGCACACCAGAACTTGGTAAATTTACTTCATATAGAACCAAGGAAGAGATAGCAAAAGACATTAAATTTATTTTGGAAGATAAAGTAGCACCTGCTGTAGCCCAACACGGTGGGTTTATAAATTATTTAGATTTTGATATGGAATTAGGTGTGGCAAAATTAGAATTAGCAGGTAGTTGTTCTGGTTGTGCAATGTCTAAGCAAACATTACATCAAAGTGTGGAAGATATGCTAAAGCATTATGTTCCAGAAGTACAAGCAATTGTAGGTGAAGATGATCCTACAGCGGCTGAAGATGGATATACACCCTTTGTACCACGAAATGAACCACCAGACAGCATTGACAATTGATGAGAAATGGTGTATATTATAATTAAGGAGAAATATAATGGCAAGTGATGAAATTTTAGTCTGTAGATTGGTAACAGGAGAAGATGTTATCGGAAAAATTACAGAAGGATCAAAGACAATTACAATCATAAAAGGATTTGTTATCATACCTACGCAAACTGCACCAGGTAAACCAGTCCAATTAATGATGACCCCTTATGCTCCATATTCAGATGGAGACTCAATTGAAATTAGAGCAGATAAGGTTATGTCAATATCAAAACCAAAAGAACAAATCAAACAGAATTATATTACAAATACTTCATCTATTTTAGCACCTAAAAAACAGTTAATAACTGAAACAGGTTTGCCAACATTAGATAAGTGATAGATGTATATTTTGTAAGGGACGGATCCAAAATTCGTGTTCAAGCTGGAGAAGGTTTGAGTGCAATGGAGGCAGCCAAATTTGAATCAACTGTAGATATTCCAGAAATACCTGCAGATTGTGGTGGCAATTGTATGTGTTGTACTTGCCACGTATATGTAGATGAAAAATGGATAGATAAAGTACCAAAGATGGATGATAATTCCATTGAAGAAGAACAATTAGAATATGAAAAAGGATATAAACCAGGAGTAAGTAGATTATCTTGTCAGATAAAACTTACTAAAGAACTTGATGGTTTAACTTTGCATTTGAGACCAGATGAACTTTTATAAAAATGTAATAGAATATAAAGGCAAACTACTTGTTAGAGGTGTACATAATGACAAGGAGTATAAAGAGAAGATTAATTTTTCTCCAACATTATATTCATTAACAAGAGAACAAACAGATTTTAAAACTTTACAAGGTCAAAATTTAAAACCAATTACTTTTTCATCTATTGACGCTGCTCGTAGATTTAGAAAAGATATCTCAACTCAAAACTCACCTACCTATGGACTTGAAAGATATCATTATCAATATATTAATAAAGAATTTCCAAAACAAGTTAAATGGTCAAAAGATTTAATTAAAATATTTACATTAGATATAGAGTGTGGTTGTGAAAATGGTTTTCCAGAAGTAGATAATCCTATAGAAGAATTACTTTGTATTAGTGTTAAGAATCAATCCAATAAACAGATTATAACTTGGGGTGTTGGTAAATTCACAACAGACCGTACAGATGTAACTTACATTGAATGTAAAGATGAAAAACATTTAATAATGGAGTTTATGAAATTCTGGTTAAAGAATTATCCAGATGTTATTACAGGTTGGAATACTAAATTTTTTGACTTACCTTATTTAATGAATAGGATAAAATTACTTGTAGGTTCTAAAGTTGCAAATCGTATGTCGCCTTGGAATTTAATAACAAGTGAACAAATTATTATACGAGGTAGACCTAATACGTATTATACTTTGTATGGTATTGCTATGTTAGATTATCTTGATTTGTATAAATGGTTTATACCAGCAAGACAAGAAAGTTATAGATTAGGATTTATAGGTGAAGTTGAATTAGGTCAAGGTAAACGTGAAAATCCATATAACACTTTTAAAGATTTTTATACAAAAGATTTTCAAAAATTTGTAGAATATAATATACAAGACGTAGAAATTGTTGACGCATTAGAAGATAAATTAGGGTTAATTGATTTATCTTTAACGTTTGCATATGAAACTAAAGTAAATTATAACGATATTTTTTCACAGGTTAGAGTTTGGGATACATTAATCGCAAACCATTTGATGGAAAAAAATATTTGTATACCTCCTAGGGAAGAACATTCCAAGGATACAAAGTATGAAGGCGCTTATGTAAAAGAGCCTAAACTTGGTATGCAACATTGGGTGGTGTCTTTTGATATCAACTCTCTTTATCCACATATTATTGTACAATATAATATTTCTCCCGAAAAGATATTAGGTGTTGATTCATCTGGTGTTTCTGTGAATAAAATGTTGAGTAAGAAGACACCCCTAGAGTTTTTAAAAGATAAAGACGCTTGTATAACACCTAACGGTGCAATGTTCAAAAGAGATAGTCAAGGTTTCTTACCTGAAATGATTGAAAAGATTTATAAAGACCGTGTGATATATAAGAAACGTGAGTTAAAGGCACAAAGAGAATATCAAAAGAATCCAACAAACGAATTAAAAAAAGAAATTGCTAGATGTCATAATATACAATGGGCAAGAAAGATTGCTTTGAATAGTTGTTATGGTGCAATTGGTAATCAATACTTTAGATACTATGATATAGCACAAGCAAGTGCTGTAACTACAGCAGGTCAATATATTATAAGAAATATAGAACAAAAAGTAAATGAATATCTAAATCAAGTATTACAAACACATAATGAAATAGATTATGTACTAGCGTCTGATACAGATTCAATTTATGTATCGTTTGATAAATTTGTAGAGAAGACTTGTAAAGATAAAACAGACCAACAAGTATGTGATTTTCTTGCTAAGGTATGTGATAACAAATTAGAACCTTTTATTGCAAAACAATTTAAAGACATTGCAGATTATACTAACGCATTTAAGAACGCAATGGTTATGGCACGTGAAGTTATTGCGAACAAAGGTATATGGGTTGCGAAAAAAAGATATATGTTAAATGTATTGGATGAGGAAGATGTAAGATTGTCTGAACCTAAATTAAAGATTATGGGTATAGAGGCAATTAAATCTTCAACTCCACAAGTGTGTCGTGGTAAAATTAAAGAGGCAATTAAAATTATAATGTCAAAACAAGAATCAGATTT